GGATGACCACCCACAATTATGGCAGAAGATGTTGTCGTTTTCAGGAATGTAGAAGCATCTTTTCTTATGTCCCCAACTTTTACCTTCCCTGCATATGGGGCAGCAGCACTGATAAACATTATTGGATGTTTGGTGTGATACTTTGTAACCAAACTCGTAGAACTTGGACACTACATAATCAGAAGGAATCTCAACCATCCTCTTTTGCAAGGATTTTGTATTGGGCTTCGATAACGCGGAAAATATTTTTTGGGAGATGTTCAACGAATTCAATAATCTCATGCTCTTTACCAAAGTCAAATTTTTCTATCGGGACTCTTTGGATTTTTATATCTGGAACAGAGAGAAATACGTAATCATCCCCATCTTTTTTCATGAAATTAAATAACTGTCCAACAAAATCGCCCGTTTGAACAGCATAGACATCACCTTTTTTAATTTTCGGTTTTTTAAAGAACATTATTCTGAGTGTGTTTTATCCTGTGCTGCCCACATCCATTCTACAAGAGAATCATCCAATTTTTCAACTAAAAATGCCCCGTGGGAGTCTTCGTGTGCCAACGCCATATCATATTTTTCATAAACCTTGAAAATATCTTTCAAGAATTGGTCAACTCTTGGCGATTCCACATATTTGGAATCTAGAAAACCTTTACCAATGCGTTTTCTCGCAACTTTTTTCTTTGTGATTTTTTTAATATCAGCCATATGTGGATAGTAATCTAGTTTTTAAAAATCATCTTCAAGATTTATCCGACCAGCCATGAACTCTCCAAACTTCTGAACGAATAGGTTCTGCATGGCGTTATCCTCCATCTTATTATCATGGAATGAAATTTCAATTATATTTCCATCCAGATCATAACCAAGTAGCTTACCACAAGTCATGAACTCTTTTAAAATGGCTTTCAAAGCGTTATTTGTAAGAGGGGGAGAATTTTTCCTACGCTCATTTTTAAGCTTCTTCTTCAGAGATTCCCGAAGAACTTCTAAAACCTGTTCATCGACGAAGATTTCTTCCGGTTCTTCATCACTCTTCTTGGTCATGTGAATATTTAATGTAATTTGAGTTAGAATACATTTGTTCCACTCCCTTTTCAATGAGGGTGGTAATTACAATTTCCATACTTTGAGTCTTGAGGTTGAAGTTCTTAATGAAACGATTACCCCCGTCATTAAACTCAAACATCACATCCCCCACACATTCCCTATTTTGATAGCAAGTAATGATCACCGAAGTATTGCTAGGATCAACCATGATCGACCATTTGCGAGGATCGTATTGAGCATACTTATCAAACAACTTGATGGTTGCAAATCCCGAATCCCTGAGTCTCTTGATGAAATACCCCTGTGTACTAACGTTGTTCTTCATGTCAATATTTAACGAAGAATTTGGTAAGTCAACCCAAATATGGGGACATAATTTCCCGAATAATCCGTCTTCCCTCCTCATTTGCAGAGTGAACATATACCTTGATATTATCATTTGAGGATAATTTATCCTTCAGATACTTGGCACAGTGAATACCACACTTGGTTTGGAAGTTCTCCCACTCATAATAACCGGGATTCTTGAGAAAGTTGACATAATATTTCATGTGTTCCAAGCACAAATCATTGTCAAAACTCACTACCGCTGGAACCCCTCGTTCCTCAATAATCTTCACGAAATCGTTATAATTTCTAACAATTTCCCAATTTCCATTGGATGTATTGGTTTTATCCAAAAGCATTACATTAATATCATTATATAAAAATGCATCCTTTGGTTGACGTAAATCATCGAGAAATAATAGATAAGACATAATTATTGAATATTTGCGATGACCGTTGAATGATTCAAACGATTATTAAAATCCGACCATTTAATGGGTGTATCCATCGTCACTCCATCGTCCCATGCCCAGCCATTGGGATTCACAATACGAATAACCTCTGGCGTTTCCTTGAGCCATTCGTGAGCAGTTTTCTTGGCAAATGCCTTGTCCCACCCTTCATTATAAGCTTTATTCTGGATACCAGTCTTTATTGCTTTTCCAGTGATATCGTTATAGCTCACCGTAGATACCCCTTTCTACCATTTTACTATATTCGGAAGAGTCACAAGGATAGCTATTGAAACAATGATCCCATAGCCAAGGTTCTTGTTCTTCCGATGGCTCAATTTCAGCAATCAGTTTGTCATATAGATCATTCTGCTGCTGTTGAAGCTGTTCGATAACCTCTCTTGTTTCTTCAATCTTGCTCCGGTGCTTTTCCATACCATCTGTCGTGTTTTGTTCTGTATTCATCAATTTTTTCTTTAATTTCTCTCAAATCTGTGTAATAATCCTCAATTTCAGGAATTTTGTGATCCCTTTGAACTATTTCGTCAATCATATCAATCAATTTTTGTTCAGGAGTTGATCGTTCCAGACGATTCTTCCTAAGCTTGTCATCTATTTCCTTTCGGGTTTGTTTAATTTCTTCCAAATAATTTTTTAACTCCTCATCCGTTCTTTTGTAAGGAATGTCGTGCTTTACCAAAGTAATATCACTCAATTCACCATTAATGAATTTAACATCCCATTCAATCCATCCACAGATAAATCTATGAGCATCAGGAGTGCCATACTGCATACCCTTATCTTCAGGATGACGATAAGATTCGTAAATACAAACAGTTCCGGTGAAATCATAAGGTTCCCACCACTCTTTTTCAACTACAAATTCCATACCAAAGAACGGAATGTTGGGATTTTCAAAATGATGTCCTGTTTGTCTGAGGATTTCCAACTTCTTTTCAGAATTAACTCTGAAATTCAGCATCAGATTCTCATCCAAATCCTTGGTTTGGAACATCAAAGTCTTCCGATTAATCTCTAAAGGAAGATCGGGTAAAGTGATGCTCTCATCTATTGTAAGGTTGTTAAACATTCCCATATTTGTAATTTAACACGTTTTATTAATTTGTCAACACAACACAGCGCATCACATAACGCCCACCATCCGTGTGATTATTTTGTAAGCTATAGATGGCGTATGTGTGCTAAGGGTTGTGTATCAATTTTATTTTTCATATATTTTTATTGTATTCGTGTCGTAACCATTAGAGTGAAGGGTTGGTCGATCATTGTTGGCGTTGTCCTGTTATTAGGATGGTTTATCAGCAACCACAAAGAATTGAGATCATTTTATGACACATACCAATCATCACTTCATCTTCCTAAGCTTCCTCCCGTGATTAAGGACAGCAAGGAACAACATAAAGACAAAAAGAAATAAACCATTAATTCCATACCATGATATTTCTCTGGATTCCCATTTTGTCATATTACCCCAAAACGTAGGAACAATCTCACAACAAGCACACGAATAAGCCGTCACATCCAAGCCCTCTCCGTCTTCCAGACAAGGTTCGGCTTGTTCTTGAGGGCTGGATGGACTAGAACCTTGTGTATCAATTTTATTTTTCATATATTTTTATTGTATTCTAGTTTTTAAGAGAGCTTAGAATGTATTCCATCTCAAAATCTCCGCTTTTCGTAATGATGCAGCCGACTCCCAACTTGGAATTGATCTTGAACACATTCCCCGTCTTGGACACCTTTGACAGCAGCTTCAGATTATCAATCTTCAGAATGAAAGATTCCAATTCAAAATCCACTTCATCTCCCACAATACTCAGAGTATCGCTATTGGGAACCGTCTCATCGCCCAGCTTCCACACCAACGAATCATTCTCCGTGAAGAGATAGAGCTTGTTAGTGTTAGTGATGGATGATTTCTGAAGAACGTTGGAAAGGAACTCAAAGTCCAAATCAAATTGAATGTTGTATTCAAAGTTACGAATCTTTTCCAGAGACAGCTTCGGTTTGGTGATCACTCCGTCCTCATGGAGATGATACTTAAACTTCAAAGATTTGTCCTTGTATTCCAGATGATTGTTGTTCAGCTTGAGCTTGATATCATCGGAAGAAATCATATCCAAAGCTTTGGAAAGCTTCTTTAGAGACGGTAGATTGAGATTCTGATCCTCATACTCCCCCGATAGGTAAGCATGAGCATACATGGAATTATCCTCGCTGGAGGCAATCCCATGAATACCATCTTCCCTCAGTTCCAGAACACAAGTGTCATGGATCGCGCCGAGGCTTTGGAGTAAGAACTGGAACTCTTTCTTTTTCAGGCTTAATTGCATACTTCTGTTCTATCAGATTATTTTGCTTTGTCAACTTTAGGGAAATATCTTTCAATAAATTGATAATGATATCCGCCTTGGATGGTTCCAGATTCAATTCCAATTGCCCATCATCCACCATTTGGGGCATGGGAGCATATTGAGGAACTTGTGGAATGGGTTGAGGGGGATAATATGGCAGTGGAATATTGGTTGCCGCAACATCACCATAATGATGTGTTGGAACGAGTTGTTGGGGTGGTTGAATGCGCTCTCGCTTCTGTTGCTCTTGATATTCTGCGATACCTCTCTTGAGAGTGTTGGTATTGGTAGCCAACTGTGCAGGATTATTAATCATCAACGAATCAATGGCAGCACTTTCACCAAGCAAAGCAGCCATTGTTTTATATTCTTCTGGTATGTTCGGATTCATATATTTAAAAAGGAAACCCTCCCCACCGACTTGATGGGGAGGGAATCGGGTTAATCGTCTAGTCCTGCAAGAAGTTCGTCAATATCGTCGTCTTCCTGTTTCTCAACTTTCTTTGGTTTTACTACTGGTTTCTTTTCTTTGTGAGTCATAGGAATTTCATCCTCGTCCTCATCTTCAACAACTTCTTTCTTGGCTTGTTTCAGAGTCTTGCGCTCTTCCTTTTCTTCGCCAACGAAGAAGTGTTCGTTGAGAACTTCCTGAAGCTCATCGTAAGTCTTCACGGAATATACCGCTTCCAAATCATGGATTTCCGAACAAATCTTTTCAATTTCTTCTTCATCCAGAGCAGTCTTGGATTTGGTGGTGATGAAAGAAGATTCAAACGTGGTGTATTCCCCTTTCTTTTCAGCCACGATCTTAAAGTCATGTCCCTTGGACGGATCGAAGATATCCCAACCAAGTTCATCGGAACGCTCCCCTTCGGTAGCATCATCAATGATTTTCTTGAGTTGTGGACCCATACGGAGAATCTTGACCGTGCCATTATTCTCAGGCTTGGCAGGATCGTTGATCACATAGACATTAACAAGCCATTGCTCTTTTTGAGAGATTTCAGCCTTGTATTCTTTGTTTTCAGCCTTGGGATTCTCTTCCTTCCAAGTCTTCCAAAGCTTCCAACGAAGCTCTGAAATTGGATCACGATCCCCCGTGGTTTGCAGACCAATGAAGCTCGTATATTTCCCATTGGCACGGCTTTTCCAACCATGCACCCAATGATGGAAGAATGTCTTCTCTGGGTCTTCCACATTCGGGATAAGCCTAAGCGTGTAGGTATGTCCTTCGGGGAAACTCATGATATTGGAGAATTGACCCCCCGATGAATCACTACTCTTGTTTAATGCCGCTTTGATCGAATCGAACATAGCTGCGCCGAATTTGCTTTTTTGTTTTGTTGCCATTTTAGTTTATTTGTTCTTTTATTTTGGTTGTTGCTTTTTGAGAGAATTCCTTCATTTTTTTTGATAGATGAAATTTGTTTTTCGTCTTTTGAAACGTGATCCAAAAGTCTGAGAATATGAAATCCAGAATCCGATTTTCGACCTCAATTTTTGAGACACCTAAAGAATGCAAACAATACATATTAATGTGATGGTTCTTTAGATGATCAATCATGCAAGGAAGGTTATGTTCTATATATAAGGGATATTTCTCCAAAGTCAACCCCTTTTCTTTACAGAAATTTTTGACGAATTTAAGGCTATCGACCAGTCGCTTGAGAGAGCTTTCAGAATCAGGATCATCCATCTCAATCTTCTTCATATACTGCGAATATGCCTTCTTTGCCTTGGAAGTTTCCC